CTAAATCCTCATTAGTTAATGTAGGGTCAATTTTAATAAGTTCCGTAATAGGAACAGTTTTTATTTCGCCCCAATAAAAACAATCCTTAAAATAAGGATCCTCTGTATAGCTGTATACAATATTAGCAGGATCTACATACGAAATACTTACCCCTGCTCCAGGTAAAAACTCATGTTTAGCTACCCCTATTCCTATTGTCATTATATCATAATCAATACGCTTTCGTGTATCGTTATAATGATTCTCATCAAAAATAGTATTAATCGCTGTTTCTTCAGCAATCTCTATAGCGGGTTTATAGTTTAAATTCATATAAAGACTTAACTCCTCATCATTAGAGGGTAAGTCATCGGGGTTCATTGTAAAAGGATTAAACCCTGTGCTTTCTTGCAATGTCATCAAAGGCTCTTTAACTGCCATTTGAGCTTGAACGTTTCTTTGAAACTTGTTTCTTTTGTTTTGAGATAAAGCATCTTGAGCATAAGCTTCTATTTTAAACAAACGATCAGCCATTCCATTAACTACAATGTCAACAAATTTAGGAATTATAGGCACAGGTGTCCAGTCAAGATTTAAATAAGATAAATCTCCATCAACTGAAATTTCATTTTTATATTTAGCAACTGATTGTTCCCCTCGCGCATACAATCTTAATCTATTAAAATCTCTATATTGACTGTAAAAGCGAGATCCATTAGAATCTTTTCTAAACCATTCATATTGTATGGCTTGCCCAATTTGTAACCCATACTCTAAAGAAGATTTTTCTTCATCAGAAGCGAATTGATCAGGAAAATTTAGATAAGGAATGCTTATGTTAACTTCTTTCATTTAATTAACTCACTTAATGTTCCACTGTTATTATACCTTGCAAAGTTAAGGTTTATTTTTGATTGTTTTTCAATAGGCAAATAAACGGATTTTTGATTTGCCATCACTGCCAACCCCGAACTAATGGTGGCGTCAAACTTTGTTCTGTTGCTTACGTCAAACCTAGCCCACTCCTCCAAAGTTCTAGCAAAATACATACTACCCATTTGATCACTTTCCCTGTATGTTCCAGCTAAGTCTAATCCTAAGTGTTTTTCAATATAAGACTCTACAGCTGACGCATGAGCTTGTTTTACTTCCTCTGAAGAGTTAGGTATCCCTCCTAATTCTTTTTCTGTTTTAGAAAGTTTATTAAATCTTCGGTCTGGACGATTCATAGAAAACCCTCTATATCCTCTATTTTTAAAATGATACAATAAACGAGGTTTATTATTTTCAATTAATATAGGCATGCTGTAAAAAACACAAGCCATTAA